GTGTCTTGACTCTGCCTGTACGGCAAAGAATTCAAAACCACCTAAACAAAATTTCATTTCGTCAGCAACTCCTAAAGTAACAAGGAGAGACAAGACGCGAGAGATCTTTTTAAAACACGGATTGGCTGTAAGTAGTTTCCAATCAGATAAAGCTGATGACATTTGTTTTAGCCATTCAGGTTTTTCATCGGAAGATTGCGGGAGAAATCCAGCAAAGAGACTATCGGTGATAGTGGATAATTGGGTGATCAATGAAGATTGACCGTGGGTTTTAGCATACAATGTTAGTACGCACAAGAAACCTTTGGAGGTGGATACATCACTTAGGGCTCCGAACAGAGCTATTAAGCCTTCGAAAGTTGAAAGTGATGAGTCTGTGAACTTCTTTCGTAATTTTTCTTCTAGGGTTGAAAACCCAGGAAGAAGGAAAGATTGTGGTTCATAGAACACGGAATTAAGAGAAAGAGATTTGGCACTCTGGGCCTCCACGTTATTCTGGCGAGTCAGAACGGGAACTGGACTTAATTGAGACGTCTCGGAAGACGAATGTAAAGTCGAAATAGATTTAAGGGAAATATCCAAACCCTTGCCGGTGCATAAAGCAGCGGACTTCATTTCAGTGCCGAAGCACTTGGAGCGACGCAAGTTACTGCGCCCCACCGTGTCTAATAAATTAAACATTTTATGAGAGATCAAGGACTTTTCGGAGTCGTCCTTTTGGTCATTCTCAGTTACCATAACTCGAGATGCCAGCGTAAACACGCGGGTCTTGTCATGTCATTACATGATTTAAGTCAAATAGGATATACGTTACCAGTGACTATTAAAACGGGTCTCCATTTTTATAAAGAAAAATAGGTAAAAAACTGATTATGTACTCGGCTTGAACGAGTATTGATCAAATTAATGAACAAAGAATACATAGTATCTTAAGTACCAGATTATAGAGCAGTACGGCTCGGTTGGTAGTTCGTGTCGTGAACTAGACGTGTGTAAAAAATTTGTTTGTGTTGCGTGAAACGCAGTGCAGCAATTAGCACTAACGAGTGAACGAAAATAGAAAACAAAGCAGAGTAATTAAAC